ACTTCCACGGTGCCAGACCTGATGTGATACGAAAGAAATTGAAACCATTGAGTATGTTCCAATCGATAATCCTATCTAAATCCATGGCATTGGCCAATGTCAATTCACTAGCATAATCCAAACCCTTAGACTCAAAGGTTCGTTTAATCATCGACCTACCAGTAGTGATAGGTGGGATACCCCTTTCTCGACCACCATATTTCTGTGGGTAACTTAACTGCATGTTAATACAAGCATAACCTAAGTTCATATTTTATCCTTTATGTATGAATAGAAAGTATAAATATACCAAACTTGCTATTGAAAAACAAGCAATTTTTACATATTCAAAGAAAATATCTTCATTGGTTGCTTTTCTTTTACTCTTCTCTACTTTATCCCAATTATTCATAACTAATCTATTGATGTAATTAAATAAATACAGACTATAATGCATATAATCACTAAAAAACCACCTAACCAAATCATTCCCACCCCCAAAAATTAGAAGCACCTGTGTAAGGTATTCTGATTAAATGATACATCCTACCATCCACTTGAAATAATCCAGCAGTTTTATCAGGATTAGATATCTCAAATGCAACTCTCTTGTAAATAATCTCTAATGTCTCTTCTTTTTGTGGTTCTGGCATATTCATAATACTTTGTGGATATATTAACTCAATACCCATTTCCAACCTACAATCAGGTACAGGATCTAATGGCACAATCTGATATGGAACTAACTCTGGTGGTATTGGTAATAATTCAAAATTAGAATTCACATAGTAATCAAGCTCTTGACCTCTGGTAACTGATATTAAGGTTATAATAACTATCAAAAGATGTATGGCGCTAAGTGTTGTTTTTTTCATTTATTCTCCTTATGTTACTCTTAAATATTCCATCAGAACCTTATCTGTTGGATTTATTTTTCTGTTATCATTTTGAAATATCTCCCATGAATCACTAGCATATTGTCCAACTCCATATAATTCTTTGACATCACTAAATCCATTTACCCACATCCAACTAAATTTAATCAGAGTCTTAGCTCTTCTATTATACAACCCCAATGGTTTTAATATTTCTGACAACTCCTCTTCATCTGCTTCCATCATCTCGTACTCGGTTGGATACTTATCAAACAATTCATGTCGAACTCCATCTACCTGCTGTCGTTTAGTTAGATTTAGTAATATACAACATACCATCATCTTCCAAGGATCATCTTGATATACCTCTTGTAATAATGGTCTTATTATGTCTCTTATCTTCACTCCATCACCCACCCATCATTTATAAACTTTTGTGCCTTCTTGTATTTCAATACCTTAACAGCATCACCTTTTTTAATAGTGACTAAATTATTACGACCAATCTTCTTCTCTGATTTAGTTGGTTCTAATTTAATCTCTCTGTCGTAAATGGTTATGCCATTCAAATGGTCAATCTCATGCTGAACACAAACAGATTCTAACAATCTTAACTCCGAGTCTTTATTTTTTCTTTCCACTTCCCAACTACCACGACTCTCATCTGCTGGAATCTTAGCACCACTAAAATACCAACCACATTCTTCTTGTGCAGTTTGAATGATTACATCTCTGTATCTTTTAGTTCTGATGGCATGACCTGGATAAGATAAACAACCCTCTCCATATACTATTTCAAATTCCTTCTCAATGTACTTAGGGTTGATGAGTACCAAAGGTTCAACAACATTGACAACGGCCACTTGTGCATCAATTCCCACTTGATTAGCTGCCAGCCCAATACCGTCCCCTCTTTTGTTAAGTATCTGAAATAGTTCTTCTGCAATAGCCAGTCCTTCTTCAACTGATACCTCTCTTAGTTTTTTATTGATGATAGGGTTATCATCATTATTACAATTTATTATTTTATTCATACTGATAACTTACGAAAAAATAATCAATTTGTCAAGGAATTTCTTTTAATATATGCCTTGGAACTACAAATATTTGTCCCATGTTATTCAAGACTCTGGCGTGTCCATCCCTCTCGTGTTCTATCGTTACCTTTTCATTCACGTGTAGTGTTCCATTTTCATTGTGAAAATCTTTTACCAATACTGCTTTTTTCTTCATTTGTAAAATACTCCTGCTGATGGGAAATGACCGTTAAAAGACAAATAACAATTAGGACATAAAAGTCTGATGTTATTCATCGTTGTGTTGCTACTATCCCCATCTTTAAAATCTATTAATAATGCTACTTTATCCTTAGTCATTACAATTTCGTTATAACTACAATTACTACATTCTTCATTCGTCCAGCCATCTTCAATTAATCTCTTCTTCAAATAACTTCTAGTTAATTTTACTTTTCTATCTGTGGATAGCAATTCTTCTAAAGATTTTCTATATTTACCATAGCCTTTTTTAATACCAACACCTCGTTGATTAAGGTGTTGTTCCCAAACTCCGTATATTTTAGCATATTTACGGTAAGTTAAGTAATTAACACCCAACCATCTAGATGCTTCAGAATTCGATTTAGTTTGTTTCTGAGCATCTTCAATCATCTTCTTGGTAATAGTTTTTTTTCTACCAGGTATTTTAATAGGTTTTTCAAAACTACGACTTGACATATACCTTTAATTTTGGCTGAAATCTTGTAGTTAAATTTTCAACTATGTCATGACATATAGTCTCATCTATCTTACGATAAATTTTGTCCGTGTTTAATGGTTTTAACCTAAAGGTTTCCCCAGCAACTACGTCACCATATATCTGTTCCTCAAAATCACTACCTAAACTTGGTGGATCATATCTATCTTTAGCGTGGTCATTTGACATTACACTTCTCCACTTTTTAGTTGGTTTAAAGCCTTCACAATATACTCTAAATTTTCAGAGACTAACTCCGTTGGATTTACTTTTTTATAAGTGACCTTGACAGCATCTTTCTTCTCGTACAACTCAATTTCCAATTTATCATATAAATTGTCAACTGCATTTCTGATGTTGTTAAGTATTCTTAATTGTTCTTCATTCATCTTTGAACTCCAATTCGATTTGATTTTCTTTGTTGTTTTCTTTTTCTAACACACAACCCAAATGGTTTGTGCCAGATAAATAATCATAGTCCACTTCATGTGTGTGTTTTCCACATATACCACAAGTCCAATGTTCCATGTAAAGTTTTTTAGCCTTGTCGCTTGTATCCTCTTCAAACTCAGGCAGTTCTTCTATCTCATCAATGTAATTAAAGATAAAGGAACTTATATCATTGTTAATTTTCTTTAGCTTTTCCAATGCCAATTCCCTAACAAACGGTTTCTCATCTGTATTTTGTATGGTTGACATTAGATTGTTTATATATAAACCTAATTTATTCATGATAACCTCTATTATACCTATAAATATATACTATTTCTTGCAAACGATTAAATCTTTTTCGTATGTCTTTAAGTTCTTAACCTTAACACTAAATACATCCAACTCAAACTCACCTATCTCACCTTGCTCTTCTAATATCTCAGGCAGTTGAGTTAACATTTGAAAGTTCTGATGATTTAAATACTGGCAATCGATGTGAACCACAATGTCATTTGTTGGATTCATGTGTTGTGAATGTATCCTCTTACTTAACTTAAAGTCTGTATTTGGTTGTTCATTCTCTATGTATTTGTTTACATGGAATCCCTTATGTCCAACCCAATCACCATAGATATCCGAACACCACGGTTCTAATTCTTGTAATGCTTCAAGTCCACAGTTCTCTACCACAAATCCTATATTATATTTTGGTGGTATTATTGGCATCATGTAAGAATCATGTTTTACAAAATGTCCCCACTTACGAATAAAGTTACGGGTTGACCTTTGATTCTGTTTCAACCACTCGTCTGTTTCTCTGTTCTTCATGAATACTTGACCATCAGGATTTCTTTTAGCACCGTCAGCAAATCTACTACCACGACAGGTCATATGATATACAAAACCTTGCCAGGTCTGTCTTAAATCATAACCAGCCAACACAAACCTATTGAATATATCCGAATCCTCTTTTGACTGTGGAGCATACAACGGGTCGTGTCCACCTATGGCAAGAAAGTCTTCCTTGTACATAGCCCACGGAGCAAAGATACCTCTTGTATATTTTTCTGGTCGTTCTTCATTTATCCAACTTAATAATCCTTGTTCATCAAACTCTTCAGGTTCTATTCCGAAGTCCTTCAATACCTTTTCAGGTCCGTCTGGATGTAGTGGTGGTTCTATTCTTGTAGCACTTACCACACTACCCTTAGTTAGTTTATCCAACACGGCTTCATCCATACCAGGACAAGCATACATGTCAGCATGATAAATCATAACAATATCACTTGTCGCCATATCTACGAGCGTATCATAGAGAATGGTATGTCCAAGTCTTGTAGGTCCTTCGTTCCTATGTATCCTTACATTCTTATCCTTTTCAGCAATCTCTTGCATCCACTCCCAAGTACCATCATTTGAAAAATCATCAGCCCAACATATCTCGTGTCTGTATCCAAGATTCTTTCTGATAGAGTTGTAGCTCCATTGTAGGTATTTTAAATTGTTTCTACTCGGTTGTATAAAACTTATTACTCTGTCACTCATTTATCAAGTTGCTCCATTTTTTTAACTTTTTGTTTTTTATTTCCATACGTTCAGATATACCCTCAGATGTAACTAAACCACGATCCATTATTAAATTTATCATAAATAATACATCACCAACTTCCTCTGTTAATCTATCATCTTTGTAATTTTCACAACGAATGGCTTTACTGCATGCTTCAATTAACTCTCCACACTCTTCCATTGTGATTACCATCAGTTCAGTATTATATTCTAATTTTTTATTTATCATCAATAACAGCCCTACCTTTAAGATTCTTCCAATCTTCTTCTGGTCTGACCTCTAAGTTCTTTTCCCAAGCACCTCTTAATACACTTGGATTTATACTAAACATCTCAGCAAAATCAATCATCGCCTGTATGTCTTTTGGGAAACAACTACCACCGAATCCAAACTTACCATCAGGACCTGGTACATTCATATGTGAATGCCCTATCCTACCATCTGATACAAATCCACTTACAGCCTCATCCCAATTAGCATCTATCTTTTCTGCTATCTGATACATCTCATTCATAAACGACACCTTAGTAGCAAAGAAGCAATTATTCATGTACTTAATCAACTCAGCAGTTTCATAACTTGTTTCCATTATCGCAACACAATCACCAAACCTGTCTTTGATTAATTGAACAAATTTTTCTGATTGCATAAGACTACCCATCTTACCATTATTACCAACTATAAAACGACTCTGATTTATAAAGTCAAAATTAGCAGACCTTTCAGTTAGAAACTCTGGATTAAATAATATATTTAATTGTGGATACTTTGTCTGTAGTGACCATGTGGTGCCAGGTATTACAGTAGACCTAATCAGAATAGCATTTTCTCTTCCCTCATGAACTTTACTTATATCATTTAAAGCACCCTCTAAGATATCAAGATTAATTGAACCATCTTCATTTGCTGGAGTTGGTACTGATAAAAATATAAAATCAGATTTATTAACGGTTTCTTCTAATGTATGAGTTGATTTATTTGGATTTTTATCGTAAACTCTAACCTCAGCATCACAACCAACCTGTGGTGAAAAACCAAACTTAACTGCTCCACCTACAAATCCATTACCAACCACACCTATCTTTTGTTTTAATATCATATAAAAACATCCTCAATTTTATTTAGTATTTTTGTGTAATCATTTTCATCACCTTCATCTAAGACGACATGAATTTCAGCATCTGATAATTTATTAACATAAGAGTTTTCTTTAGTTAAATAACCAGGTCTTAATTCTTTTCCATGTGGTACATAAAATAACACTTTTTTATCAAAATAGCAAGTTAAAATTCCACCACCACCATTAGTAGTTATGAAACCATCAGCTCCAGCAAAACATTTTAACTGAAATTCATTATAATTGTCCGTATCAAAATCATTTAAATTATATACAGTATCATAATATCCACATAAATCATAGTCGCTAAGTATACCTTGATCAGTTATTTCCATAAACTCATGACCACCATGTAGTGTAGCCATTTCATTTTGGTCTAATGTAAACTCTGTATTATTTGGTCTCTTATAAACTATATTATATCCAGCATCCGTTAACTCAGAAAAAATCCAACTAAGAGTTTGTAAATTAAAATATCTCCTTGATTCTGTTATGTCATTTCCAAACTCTATATTGTAATTGTTGTTTACAACCACATAAGGTTTTAAATCTGTAAATTCATTCCAAAATCCAAAGTGATTTTTATAAGGTGGTGGTGTCCATTGTGAGTAATCCAATACACCATTTGCTTCTGTCTGTTCATCTTGAGTTAACTTATCATAAGTCTTACCAAATACAGCCTCAGCATTATGGTGAACCCAATTATTTGGAACATCGTTTAATCCATTTTGATTCATATCAAATGTTCGATAATCAAATCTCTCCTCTACATCATCACAGAAATAATAAAATGGTTTCATACCTTTACTTGTTATTACTCTTTCTAATTGATTATTCTGATGTAACCAATAAGCATATGGTATCACACATATCAACTCCGAAGCAAATTCACAATTAGTTTTAATTGTTTTCATAATTTGAATACACCTCCTGTGATAATAATTTTACTTCTTCATTAGGTAATAATTCTTTTCTTGGAGACAGAACAGCAACAGTTCCACCAGAATCAATTATCTCGTAATACTTCAATACTCCATGATAATAAGTTCTGTTATTAAAATCATCAAACACTATATGACCACCTTCCTTTAAGAAAAAACTAGCAACATAACAACACATAACTCTGCATCTACCATCCACTATAATTATATCATAATCTTTATGCTCTAACTCAAATGGTTTTCTTATGTAATCTATTCCACAATGCCAATCAAAACCAGCTCGTGTGTTCCAAAAAGTCTGACCATTTATCTCCAAAGGATCTCCAGCACATTGTAGTAAATCACTAGCATGCTCATCCAAATCATCATCCCTTTGTGAATGTGATGGCACGTAGTGGTAATCAACATTAGCAGGTAAGTTTTGTCTTATTTTATCATACCATCCGTGGTCATGTTCTATTGATACTAAAGTATTTACTGTTTTAGCCCAATGGTGTGTACTCTCCCCACTACCCCATTCTAAAACTTTATCTTGGTTTTCAATGTACTGAACTGCTTTAGGATTGTCAATCATTCTTCAATAAAACCTTTGAATTGTTCATCTAATTTATTTTTTGATACGGCTCTATTCTCATTTGCCTTTCTTATTAACTTATGGTTTCTCGTGAAATGCTCCAATGATGGATTGTCTGACGTGGCTTCTTTTAGATTAGCTCTATCACCCTCACCGGTTGTGATATCATTATTAATCAATTCCTCAAGAGTCTCCACGATATCCTCTGGCTTATAGGTTCTCTTCTCCGATACATACTCGTACTCACCCTCACGATAAACATCATCAAACAAAACAAATAATCTATCTTTTATTGCTGATATCACTTGCTCTTGATGTTCTATGTTTTCATCAACACCATCTTTCTTAAAAAAGTATAGTTTTATATTTTCAGATATCAACCTATCTAATAGTGCTGACAAAGTATCTATGTTTGTTATGTAACTCATCTTCTCTCCAATTTAACCTCTGGAAAATATCTAAGAAACCAATCGTTTTTGTTGTCTCTTGTTTTTAATATTCTCTCTTGTATTTCATCATAAAAATTCCAAGCCAAAGGTATGAATAATATTTTATCATCTTCTTTGTACTGTTTTAAAAAACCATTTGGTTTAATTATAGTATTTTTACCTGGCGTATAAAGGTTATGTTTTAATTCATTATCATCTATAATAACATCTAAATTAACATCAGCAAAATTCAAGAAAGTCATACCTTTAGCAGCTGCTCCATATCCAACTAATTTAAATCCCTCTCGTTTAGAGTTTTGAACCAACTCTTTAAAATTACCAACAACACTTATAACATTTTTAGCATATTCATCATAAGTTTTTTTACTCAACAAACCTCGTTGTCTTTCCACTTCTATTTCATTGAAGACTTTTCTTCTACCTTCAAATGTATTTTTAGTAAATCTAAACAGATAACTTATACCATGAACTGGTGTTTTAATAACATCGGTTAAGGTCAAATTGGTTCTCTTGACCAACTCATTCATGGAATTGATGTTAAAAAATGATACATGTTCGTGATAGATTGTATCAAATTGATTATTCAATATCATCTCTGCTTGTGAGGTCTGAATGTAAAGTACAGATTCATCATGCATCAACTCATCACAATGTTCTAAAAATTCTTTTGGATTACTATTATGAGCAAATACATTCTGTGCTGTTATTACATCAAATTGTCTGTCAAATTTATCCGCATTAAAATAATCACAAACAACTGTATGATTTTCCGAACTTAACTTATGTAGGTTTTCGGCAGGATCAATTCCATAAGTTTTAAAACCTTCATCTTTAAAATAATTTAATTGTGTTCCGTCATTACAAGCAATATCTAACACACTATTACCCTTACCCCATATTGTAGTTTCAAGCACATAGTCAACAAACCATTTCATATTATCATGTAGTGTTTTTGTAGTCCCACTAACATACAGATAGTCCTTGAATAATAAATCAGGATTAACTACATGAGTTAACTGAATGTGATAACAATTGTTACATATATTTACACCAAGTGGATATTCATCCATCTCTTTTGTATTATTATGATATGAATTAGCCAAAGGTTGATTGTTTAAATCCAATAGTATTTTAATATCCGTTGAATCACAACATAAACATCTATCCAATGATTTATAATCACTCATAATCAATTACCTCACTTCTATCCGTTTTCTTCATCTCATTCCAATTATCTCTTAGTTCAGTAGCCAATCCTTCTACGGTATCTTTGAATTTAAATCCAAACTCTTTTCTAAACTTCAATGTAGATATTGAAAAGTTATATGCTTTGGTTTGATTCTTAGTATTTTTTATCTGTGTAGGATCAGCCTCAAACTCTTGAACTTGAACACCCATGACATTTGCAACCTCATAGGCAATCTGTTCAGCAGTTTTATTAAATGATGCCAAATTATACAAACCTCTTTTATCTTCATCACTAGCAAGTATATAACGAATAGCCTCACATAAATCATTTATACCTAATATTGGTCTCATCGTATCCTTGATGTAAAGTTTAATGTGACCATCAACTATCGCACTATTGACCATAGCATTTATCATCACATCGCTTCGTAGAAATGGTGAGTATCCATTTACAGTTCCAAACCTAAGAGCATAGTATTCCACATCTGATTTCTGAGCATACAAGTCTGCTGTATGTTTTGATATATCATACTGATTGTATGGTTCAAATCCAAAGTATTTTTCATTTACAGTTTTACCACCAACTGAACCATATACACTTGATGAACTGGCATATATCAATTTCTGTTTGTCTAGCTTTTCTATCAAGTCAATGAAGTTTCTGACATTATTATTAAAACAACTATTCAATCCACCCTCAGACATCTTAACACTTGAATGTCCAGCAAGTAAAATGATATTATCAAACTCAGAATAATAATCTCGTGTTAAGTCCTTGAAGTCAACATCCTTCTTACCCCTCTTAAACCAATTAATGTCAACACCTGTTGCTTGCATTTCTTTCATGAGTCGTGAACCTATGTATCCACCACTACCTATTATTAATGTTCTCTTCAAAATGGCCACTCTATTTTATTTGGGTTATTAGTTCCTGTTATTGGTACGACAAAACTATCTTCATCTTCACCAGGTAGTCGTCCCCACTTCTCCACAAACCTTTCCATAGCTCTCTGTTCCCAACGAACAATATGTGCTGGTCTTTTGTTATTATCTAAGTTTTTTTCACCATTGGGAAATCTTGATGTCCTTGATGTGAAATGCCATATCAGAGACTTACTTGTCATTATGAATTTATATCCTTCCATTTGCATTCTCATGAATAAATCTTTATCTTCCCAATACATTGGTTGAAATATAGGATCATTACCACCGATATTGATATGGTCTTCTACCCTACAAAAGTAACCAGCACCACCAGCTTTTCTAATCTGTATATCATTATCTTGTGTAAATTCAGCAGCCCAATCATCAAAATAATTCTGTTCAAAATTATCATCATGTTCACCAAATTGGTCAAATGGAACAAACACCGTACCAGGTCTGTAAGGTGGATCATTTGGAAATATATTTGGTTGAACCCTAAATGATGAAGCAATTAATCTCTCACCTGGTTTTAAATCATCGTATAGTTTTAACAACTCAATGTCTTGATTATTAGCTAACCAAAAGTCTGAATGTAATATATTGACAAACTCTGTTTTTACTTTACTGACACACAAATCTATACCACCACCAATACCTCTTTGATTTTCTCTATCCCCATCATTCTCTATGTAGTATTCAATATCAAGTTCGTCAGCATTTTCTGCTAACCATTCATTTGTACCATCGGTACAGTTTTCAGCAAAGATAATAATAGGCATATCATTGTAATAACAATTCTGTCTTACCGATTGAACTGTTAGTTTCAGAAATGGTAAGTTATTATAGGTTGGTATTACAGATGTTATTTTACTCACTATCTACTCCACTTAGGTTAGCAAAAAAGTCATACCAGTATTTACAAAAGTTATGAGCTGAATATAATTCATCATAAACTTTTCTACTGTTATCTATAATATACGACAATTTATTGGGATTATCAAGCATTTTTATTACTATTTCATTTAAATTTTTCCAATCCAAATCAACAGGTATGTATGTCTCATTTGCTATATAAGGATTAGGATTTGTATTGACTATATCCATATTTGGTTTTATCATAGCCACACCAAATTCTGGTATCTCAAAATCACGATAACAAACCTCACCTTGTCCAAACGGAGACAATGCCATCTTGGATTGATACAAGGATTGTATGTATTCCTGATAAGGTAATTTATCCTTACGGAATGTGTATCCGGGATTATCACCAATTACTTCCCAAGCTCCATGTCTATGCTTCATGTAATGTGAAGCATTTTCAGCCAAATGGTCGGCACTTGGTGGGTGGTCAGCGGAATAAATAGCAGACAAATCTATGGTCTTGTTCGGTGATATAGGATGCCAAGTCTGAACTTGTGGTCTGAATCCATTTGGTGCCATGTAACCCAAGTTCCAACCTGATAGTTTTATCCTATCCCAATTCTCTTTTGGTATGTCGTATCCCAAGTCTAAACCAGAACCATCACCGAAGAACCATTTATTAAATGATGTCTTTTTTTTGTAGTCCTCACGAGTTTTCAATAACTGATTCTTAAACAGAAACTTAGCATCACTCTGTTCCAATACCTCATAAGAACCCATTAATGATGTTGAATCTGAAGCATCAAATATAAAACAATCTCCACCACGAGCATACTTGTCAATGTTTTTTAGTCCATACTCAATACTTTCTTCAAGTCCAATTGACTTGTCAAGTATGTCATCAGCACCCAAGAAAGCATAATCAAAATCATCCGAGTCTGTTATCTCAATGCTGTAATCTCGTAACATCTGTTGCATTACCAAGAAACCAGTAAAAGATATTCTGTTTTTACCAGCAACAGGATTGAATATTTTTATCTTAATCATTAATAATACACACTCTTTTCATGATACTTTTTAATATCATTCTTGACCATCTTTGAAACCATTTCTTCCAATGATGTTTTAGGAGTCCAACCTAATTCTTCATTAGCTTTACTAGCATCACCAGCCAAGTAAAATACATCTGCTGGTCTGTAGTATCTTTCATCCCTTCCAACATATTCTTCCCAATTCTCAACACCAATCTCTTTGAAAGATGCTTGTATAAAATCACCTAAAGTATGAACCTCGCCGGTTGCTACCACATAATCACTTGGTTTATCTTGTTGTAACATCATCCACATAGCCTCTACGTAATCAGGTGCATATCCCCAATCTCTTTTCGTATCAAGATTACCTAACATTATTTTATCTTGTAGTCCTAAATGAATCTTAGCCACACCATCAGTAATCTTACGAGTCACAAATTCAATACCTCGTCTTTCCGATTCGTGGTTAAATAATATACCACAACTTGTAAACATATCATAAGATTCTCTGTAGTTAACCGTAATCCAATGAGCATATAATTTAGCAACACCATAAGGTGAACGTGGATAAAATAATGTATTTTCATTAGCAAATTGTTCCATCCTACCAAACATTTCTGATGTTGATGCTTGATAAAATCTAATCTCCTTGTTGTACTCTCTGATGGCTTCGAGTATTCTCAAAGCACCCAATCCAGTTACATCACCTGTTTGTTCTGGTGTGTTCCAACTCTCACCTACAAATGATTGAGATGCTAAATTATAAACCTCGTCAGGATCTGATTCCTTCAAACACCTCATCAAAGAGTTTTGGTCTGTCAAATCACCAGTAACAAATGTTATCTTATCCTCAAGGTGTTGACAATTAATTCTAATTTTTGTAGATGAACGTCTTTCCATACCAAAAACTTGATATCCCTTTTCAAGTAAAAACTCTGCAAGGTATCCACCATCTTGTCCGTTAATTCCTGTTATTAATGCTTTTTTCATCTTTGACTATCTCCTGGTAATACTCGATAGGAATCTGAATCTTCGTGATATGTTGACACTTCAAATATCCTACCATAAGTTAATGATTCTAATTGATGTGGTTGACCTGGTCTTTGCCTAACTACATCACCTTGTTTTAATATTTCAGTATGTATAAGGGCTTTCTCTGTATCTATCCACCTATACTCAAAATCCCCATCTTCTACATACCAAGTCTCATCTTTGTTCATGTGATAATGCATTGAAAATTTACACTCTGGCTCAAACACCAAAATCTTACCACAATACTTTTCGTTGTTTTCAATTATAATTTCTTCGCCCCAACCCTTTGGAACACGACAACCTTTTGTTACTTCTGGTTTAATCATTTACTCTCCAATACTTTTTTTAAATCATTGTATTCTTTAAACTTACCTTGACCACTAACTAAGGTGTTAATGTTTTCCTTTGACATATTTAAAAAGGTTTGAAAATCATTATTCTTTTGATTTATAAATGAATAAGGATTATCCTCATTTAAAACGTACATTCTTTTTTGTGGATGTCTTCTAGCATGGACATGTAAAACATTTTCACAAACAAATTGTATGTAATTCTGATTCATTAATCTATATGCCATAACAGATAATCCCTCATCATCATTGTATAATAAACAAGATGGTATATTCACACCTGATTTAATCAAGTCCGATGATAATACTAAACAAGCACCACTTATCTTCGGTTGTTTAATCATACCAAAATCAAACTCTCCATTTGCTTTAGCATTTATTTCATTCATCATATCAATAGCCATAGGTGATTTTGCTTGATTGGGATTTAGATGTCCTTTGTCATCATCTATAAATTCAATATTACGATAGTCTACATGAACTAAAGGATCCCAACTTGCATCCCACATCTTTCTATCTGAAAAACTCATCAAGTATCTATGTATGTTTTGTTCATCGGTATATTTTGAAAGAGCTTCAACCACTTGAAATGCTTCTCTTGGAAAGAAACTATCGGTCTCACCCCACATCACATAATCTACTTTCTTACAGTAGTTGTAGTTTAAATCTCTTCTATAGTCAGCATGAAAGTAAAACTCATCTGTAGCAGGAACTCGACCATCCTCATCTACCCATGTATCAGTACCACTTATAATCTTTTGATTAACAATAAATCCCATAGACTCTAATGTAGATACACCCTTCTTGAATTTAATTACCAACTCATGTTTTTTTATCTTATCATAATCAACCTTTTCAAAGTGCTGTAGCATATTGAAACACAAATCAATAGTCACATTTTCTCTGTTCTCTACAGTTTCTAATAAATTTACCATGCCATTTATGAAATCATTATACATCTCAATTTCAAACCACATCACATGTGTTCCTATTACATATCTTTTTGTTAATTTATCCATATAAATACTCGTATGTTTTTTTCATCCAATATAAAGTTAATTTGTCTTCTTGATTGTTTGGTATGCTATTGTACTGATATATCCAACCCCATTTTGTAAATAACATATCTTCGGTAAGCGCTTCTTTCCTAACCATATCACACATGTTATACTCATAAGGCAACCACTTAAAATCCACATCTCTGTCGTGTATTAAAAAGTTAACTGGTGTTTGGTCTGTACCACCATGCCACTCCTTCTCTACTTGTCTCAAAAGTTCACTATTTTCATTGTAAAATTCTATAACTTGTTTGAAGAAATCTCTGTGTGTATCATTTACAATTACAAATCCACAATCAATGTATTTCCAAAAATCCATCACGTGACCGTTGAAAAAATACTTACCATAGTTTTCAATACTTCTGATAATCCAATCGTAACTACCCTCGTTGTGAACTCCACACATCTTTTTATCTGTCATCTCAAAAAAATTAGGACAATCAGGATGAACAATTGTATCAGCATCAACAGAAAGTATTTGGTCATACTTAATATCATTAGCATCTAATATGTCAAACAAGTAATACCTTTGCCAACATATGTTCATCTGTTCTTTTGGCAATAATAAATCAGTAAGAACGAATAGTTCACAATCATTTTTAGCACACCATTTTTCCCAACTCTTTATTGAATATTGATAAGGTAATCTTCTCGTACTGGCATATCTACCCTCACCAGCCAAATCAATATCCATCGTAAAAACTATATTCTTCATCCAATCACCTTTGACATAAAACCACGTTCCCCTTCAACCATATATTTGCTAACTCTGTAGTGTTTACTCAACTTAACAGCCAAATCTCTTATTCCCTTTTCCTCAAAAATCACATTTAAATTTCTTGCTATCGTGTTCCAATCGGCGGTACCAGTTATGTCTGTTGGAGTGTCAGTTTTATCACTTCTATCCAATAGCACCTTGCTGTATTTTTCTCCCATGTCAAATCTATCTGCAACTTTATCAAAAAACTTCTGTTTGAAAAAAGAAAAAGAACCTCTTGGTACTGGCGATCTGTCAGCATTTGTATTGTAAACCATTAACCAATTATCATAGTTTGCTAAAACTTCACGATTATCGTGATAATATAACTCACATTTTCCTTCAACGATATCAGTAACCAATTCATAGTCTGTAATATAAGTATCATCATGTATGTAGCAAACGTACTCATAATCTTTATAATCGTAAATTTCTAACCATTGGTTTACGTATTGGTAATCACCATAATTATTTTCAGCCTCAATTATCTCAAAACCCAACGATTCAAAATATTCATTTGATGGCTTTTCTGAATACAACTCGTAGTCCATCCTACCAAATAAAGTATCCTTATTGACCTTTTTCAATACCTCTAATTTTTCTTCATGAACAATAGGCAAATCAATGTCTCTATGTGTTACTATAAAATTATCAAATTCGTAACCAATTGGTACAGACAAGTTAGCCATTTGTTCATAGAATTTTTTAGGGTAGTGCCATCCAGCTATTAATACTGCTATCTTATCCACTATAAGACTCCATAATATCCACCAATCCCAAATGGTATTTTGGTGTTGATTGTTAAATGATTACTCTCAATATACCTTGACTTAGGTATAACTCTGAAATCAAAACTTACCCTCGTCACAGATGTTATGTTTTGTTTATTACCATGAGTTAATTTAGTCGCGTCCCACTCCACACACTCACCATAATTTCCTCTTATCTCTTGGAAATCACCCAAGTCTTCTTCTGTCTCTGCCCATATCGTATTAGTTCCATAAGCTTTTGTTAATGGCATAAAGTAATTTAACTCCTGTACCCTTTCAGCCCATTCTTCATTTCGATAATGTCTGTCTTTATGAAACTCACCTACTGATATATTACCAGGTAAATGAACCCTAAATGTTGGTATTTTTTGATAAACTATTTCCTCATCAAATCTTGGTTTGATATGTTGATGTAAAAAGTCCACATACAATCTATCAAAAGTATCATCTTCTCGTATCTTACCATAAAAACATTTATGCCACACGGTTGATTGGTCATTCTCTCTTTTAAATAAATCATAAGACTTGTGGAAATGTAAACGTTCTAATCCACCTGGTGGTAATATCCCATCAGAATCAAACCAATCAAAAATTATTGACCTGAAATCAAATAAAAAATTATCATAATTTATTTTATTCAAATCTCTACCCTTGTTAAATTCATATTTTCTAATTCTTCAACCTCATCTAAATGTTTTTTAGCTGTGGTAATCATATTAAATTTAATCAAAGGATGTCTGGCAACTAAATTATACAAGACATCTTGCATAGGACCATTTACACCCCAATCAGTAGCATCAGGTGTCCCAACTAAGTAACCACTATTTTCATAAAAGTCCAACCCAAGAATATTCACCACATCACCATCTTCGGCTACTTCTAAAACTGTGTAAGCCAAAGTAGCAGTACCCGTGGATGGATAAGAGTATTTGTATTTGAAATCATCTGGTAGATTAACACCTCGTTGATACATCCAATCCTTATGCAAATCAGATAAGAATATATCAGGTAAATGACAAGAGTTTTGAATATTTACCCTACCCTCATCATGCATGTATGGTCTCATTAACTTTGTAACATTATAATTATCAAAGAAATTTATCCTTTTATATGAGTCAAGTTCTGTAGGCCAACCATTACAACAAATATGAACCTCAGAGTCCTTTATGTATTCACCTATCTGTGGAAAAGCTTCTAACTCATTTCCAAACTCATTGGCTATAACCGTAAACTTTGGTTTCTCCAATGAGTCTATGAATTTAGCACTCTCTCCTCTAGCAAAAAAAGTAACTATCTTCATATAGTATCATTTACCTTTCTTAACTTTTCAGCAATCGGTACTTCTGAATCATATACTACTTTTTTACCATCACCTAACATCTTTCCAATCTTACGAACACTAACCATCAGTTCAGCAACACTCTCGATAGACGCTACTTGGTCTGAACCATACATTAATCTGTCTTTGGTGATGTGAAACTCTAAACATTCAGCACCCAAAGCAGTAGCACCAATACAAGCAGCTAACCCACTATAATGATTTGAAAATCCAACACTTAAATGTGGATATTTTTCTTTTAAAGTCGTTATATATTTTAAATTAACTTCTTCCTCTTTTGTTGGATAAGTGCTAGTACAAGCTAATATGTATTCTGTATGTTTTAATATTTTCAGAGCAGCATCAACTTGTTCATCAGTACACATACCAGTCGATAGTATGATTGGTTTGCCAGTATAATGTAGGGCTTCCAAAAAGTCTCTGTCCGTTGCCAAAGCAGAAGCAACCTTGTGATACTTAACATCTAAATGTTTTTCAACTAAATCTAAACTTTTTTCATCCCAACAAGATACTATAAAATCTAAACCAAGTTCTTGTGTATAAACTTGTAGTTCTTTATACTCTTCTATATTAAACTCAATACCTTCTTTTTGTTCTCTTGTTGTTGTACCAAAAGGTGATTTTCTTGGTGTATCTAGCTCTTCTTGAGTATAAACTGATTCAATATCTCTTTTTTGAAATTTAACAGCATCACAACCACAAGAACTTGCGGTTGCAATTAACTCTTTAGCTACATCCATATCCCCATTATGGTTTATTCCTATTTCTGCTATTACGTAAGTCATTTTAATCTCCTATGTTATAATCTTGTATTGTTTTTTGTTTTTAAAAAATCACCTAAATTTTCTCTGTATTTTTTATATAAAATATTATCTTTTTTTGCATTCTTACTTCTAATTGAAAAATTAAATGCTCGTCTATTTTTATCACTTTTATTAGAAAAACTTCCATGAATAACAATTGGATTATGAAATACACAATCTCCTGGCTTTAATAAAATGGTTTCTACCTGATAATGTTCTTTCATTTTTATAAAAGTTTTTTCATCAATACATTGAGATGCTCCTAAATTTCCTTCAGGTTTATGTGGTAATGTACCCTCTTGAAAAGAACCTACTAAATAATATAGTGGTCCATTTTCTTCTGTTGTTTCATCTAAAGGAATCCAACAAGTTAATGCTTCAGGTGGATTAAAGCAAAAAAAAGCATTATCTTGATGTGGTTTGGTTTCATAACCTTTAATTTTTGGTTTACCCCAAAAAGATGAGTTAAATTCAAGGTCGTCTATTTCCCCATACAATTGATTAAATAAATCAACTATTGAAGGCGAACTTCTTAAAAGTTTATATTTAGGAATATAATTAGTTAAATTATGCATACTGCTAATTTCACCATCTTCAAATAAAATAAGATTTTCAATAGCATTACTCAAATCTTTACTTTTTGATATTTTTTTAATACTTGAATACAAATTATGTAAAAAATCTAAATCAAATAAATTTTTAATTTTAACAAAACCATTTTTTTTATATTCAATAGAAAACTGATTAATTTCTTCTTTTGATAATTTTCTACTCTGTACCATTTTTATACAAGCTCAACTAACTCAATTAATGTTCCATCAAAATCTCTACAAAAACAAACTTTAGCATTTCCATCTGGAGAAATTTGTGGTTCACATATAAATTCCAATTCCATATCTGTCAAATCATTATAAACCTTATCTAAATTTTCTACTGTTAGAGCAAAATGAGAACATCCAACTTTCCTTACTTTGCTTTTTAAATTTTCATTGTTGTCTTCTAAATGAGAATGAAAATGTAATAACTCAATCATTCCACCATCACTATCTTTCATTTTTACCGTATTAACCCTTACATCTTTCTCACCCATTAAATTAGATATAAACTCTCCTGTTTCCAAGTCATCCCAAACAACTTCAAACCCAAAATAATCTTTATATAATTTAAGTGATTTTTCCATGTCAGTAACAGTAATTCCTACGTGTCTTAATTTAAACATTTTTTTGTCCTGTATTTATTTTTTTTATTCCATTAAATATTAGAGCTCCACCAAGCATTTCATCATTGATAAGTTTTTCGTACTCTAACTCCACTCGTTTGTAAAACTCGTTAATTTTTTCATTCTTACTTACGTTACTTACAAATGCCTTATCAGCACTTAACATAGGTTTGTTGTTTTGTTGCCAATGAACGTGATTGAAAAATGAATAATCCAAGAAACTTTTCACACCACCTTGAAATCCAACAGATTCGCATAAATCCAATATGGAGTGACTTGTAAAATAATTAATATGAGCTTTGTGATAATAAAATTTTTGATACTTTTCACATTCGTAATTAGTTAATAATACATCATTATGATTTGGTATTGCTACCACTAATATACCATTTTCTTTTAACAAATCAAAGCACTTTTTTAAAAAATCTTTTGGATTAAAAACATGTTCAACCACATCAAATGCCACAATAATATCAAAATAATCCTTTGGTAAATCCGCATCTTTTAAAATCGAATTATGAACAATGACATTTGGATTTTTGTACTTGACAAAATCGGAATCTTGTATGTTTGGTTCTACTACTTGACATTCTTTTACACCAAAGTCATTCACTCTTGATACGATACCACCATGAGCACAACCAATCTCCAAGAACTTTGTTTCACTTGTTAGTTTATCTTTGAATAGGTTGAATTGTCTATCATTCAATTCTTTATATATATGAAAGTGTTCCTCGGATTTTTTTCTTCTCCCCTCACTATCGGCACTAAACTCATCCCTATACTTCTCGGAATAAAAATCATCTTGAACCCAAAACTCCGATGCTAGTATTCCGTGACCTGTTGGTTCGTGAAACCACAATACCGCCTCGTCTCCATCTCTCAATGTTATTGGTTTTAAAGTGAAATCGTCTACATCATAATCAAAACCAAGATTGTGTAGTAAATCAAGACGCATTGTAACTCCTAATGAAATCTCTGATAACTCCCATTGATTCAATAATAGCAGACTCAGATATCGTCAATGGTGGTCCTAACTTAATAGACTCTCGTTTAGTCCATACGGTAAGAACACCATTTTCAATACAGTTCTCCGTAACATAGTTCCCCATGTCAGCATCCTTAACGATTATAGCAGAGACCATACCCCTTACGTTCACAACCTCAACACCCTCTTCTTGTTCTAACTGTTTGTTTAGTTTCTCAAACAACTTTATTTTTTTCTTCAAATTACTTTGAAATAAATCATCAGTTAAGTATTCAAGATTAGCCAAACCAGCCGCACAACACAAAGCATTTCCAGCTTGTGTGCTACTTAGATTTGCTGATGAATCTACATCAATTATTTCTTTTCTACTCAATACAGCAGACAAAGGTAAGGATGATGTTAATCCCTTACCAAGTGTTACTATATCTGGTTTGTAGTCTCCATAAGTCATATATCCATACAACTCACCCATTCTGTAAAAACCTGATTGTACCTCATCAAAACAAAACAATATTTTATTCTCTTGACATATCTTATATATCTCATCAATGTATTCTTTTGGATACATCCAAGCACCCCAACCTTGATAAGTTTCTAAAAAGAAAGATGCTATTTTATTCAACGGTGGTAAATCCTTTAACTTTAACTTATCACCTTTCTTTGGAAATGGTAGAAACAAAATCTCACTATCTTTAACATTTGACCACTCTGTACTTGTACTTGTCCCACCAATCAATTCAGAACCCAATACCCTACCGTGGTAATTACCAGTAAATACAACTATGTATTTTCTTTTGTTTTTCTTCCCCCATAGTTTTATCAAACGATAAGCGGCATCTGTAGCCTCACTACCAGAATTCAATAATGTAACTTTATCAAAATGAGATGGTGATATATCTAATAGTTTCTTAATAAACTTATCTCGTATGTCTGTATTATATTGATAAGCAAAAACTAAATTAGAATCAACTTGATTCTTTATAGCCTCATTGATGTAAGGATTAGAGTGTCCAGCATTTGTAACGAATATACCAGATGTCATGTCTATCCATCTATTTCCCTTGTCGTCAAAAACATAAAAGTTTTTAGCTTCTTTCCACTTAACTGGCATCTCACAAATATTAGATGGTTCGTGTTTGTGTTTGAAATCTCTGTAAGATTTTACGTCAAACTTGAAGTCTTTTATATACCTATGCTCGGTTGTTATCATTGATTGCCTCTAATATTTTGAAATCATCTAAAGTATCCACATCATGTGTAAATGGTGTGATGTAAGCTAACATTTTATCTCCATGTAAATCATCGTTATTCATAAAATAGTCTGGTCTAACAATGTCTATATAACCATTTGGATTGTATGTCTTTGGTAACATCTGTCTTGGTAAGTTATAATAATCACCTTTCATTTGCCCATCAAACAATCCACCCCAATAGATATCATTTTGTTTAAATGATTTATAAGCAGTTTCAGATGACTCATGAGCAGACCTCATGGATGTACAATGTTTATTTTTTAAAAAGTAATCTATTGCATCATCCAAGATATGTGGTTTTATCATGGGAGTTGTAGCCCTTAAATGTATAATATCACTATAGTCATCCAAGTATTCCACAGCATGTCTCATCGCACCTATATCTAATGATTCGTCTTGAGCAAACTCTGATGGTCTATCAATTACTTCAGCATCATGTCCTAAAGCAATATTTTTAATCTTATCATCATCTGTCGAAACATAAACTTTAGATATTCCCTTTGTCATATGAGCAGATATTATAGGGTAAGCTAATAAAGGCACTCCATTTAACTTTTTAATATTCTTACCTGGAACACCCTTACTACCACCACGAGCTAATATTATTACTTTCATAACAACAACTCCTTTGGAAATGTTTTAGTTTCACTATTCATTGATTCCAACAACTCCTTGTTTCTTTCCTGTATTAGTTTTGTGAAATTACTAATATTATCATACCCATCCTCTGACCAAGAAAAAGGATGAGTTAATAATTGCATCTTCTGTGGCAAATCCCAATAGTCAACGTGAAAGGGATGTCCATACTTCCACTCGTGATTGGAATCTGCTAAATAATGAACTCGTAATTCTTGTGGTTTATCACCACTAAAATAATGAAAAAATTCCTCACCATAACAATTTATTTTATTAGGAACTTCCACATATTTTTCCAATAAAGTTGGATTGCTACCACACCTATGAAAAGCAAATCTATCAACTTCAAATCCATAGTAGTGTTCTAATGTCTTTATATCTTTTAGTATGTAATCAACTAATTCATCATCTTCCATCATAGGTGGATTCTGATGTAGTCCGATGTAATGTCCCATAGACTCTATCTCTTGAATAGCCTCTATGTTCTTTTGTGATAGGGCATTATATGTATTGTTTCTTAACTGAACCGTGTAGGTAGAATGAACGTTTAAATCCTCGTGTTCAATACGAGCCATTTCTAATGCTCTATCAATTGAAAACTCTATATCATGTCTCAAAACACAGAAAGAATTAACCTCATCACTTACTTCAGAAAAATCCATTATTGGTAAATTTTGTTTTACCAAAGTAATTACATTTCTATATTCAGCATAACTAAACATTGACAATAACTCCCTCTCTACCAATAAAAGTTTTATTGTTAGCAGCAACAAAACCTTTGTCCTCACCTATATGTGTAACTAATTTTATAGTACCATCCGAAAGTTTAGAGTTGATTGCATCTCTGACAGTTCTACCTTCATGTCCATAATCATCGAATATAAAAGTTGGATTGTTTAATTGTTTAGATAATCTATCAATGTCAAAAACTACCTCTTCAAAGGTATGTCCAGCATCAATATGTACAACGTCAACATCTGGTATCTTAAAATTCACGTCATATACATCCGAGTTTATAAACTCGACATTATTAACATCACTACAATTTTCCTTTGTCTTTTCATAATTTACAACATCCCTTTCAACTGCTATCACCTTTTTAAAACATTCCGAATAAACTCTCGTGGTGTTTCCTTGATGACATCCTAATTCTAATATGGTTTTATCTTTGTAACCCTCACCAAATATTCTCAGTATGTCCTCTTTGAATTTACGCGATGTGGTGCTTTTATTCTTACCTTTATTTTCTATTTTATTTAGCACAAAATTTTCATCATAATTATGTTTCACCAAATTCCAAACTTGTTTCATTATATGTGTTCTTTGATCTTTTGGTATGCCAGTAAAAACCCAATTATAAGCATGTTTGATGAACAACGGAGTCTTATCCTCATTTAATTGCCAGTTATGTCCAAACATATCTTTACGATGTATATGGGTTAATTTATAAACAAAAGGTAGCGTTAAATTCATCTCCACGTTGTTAACCTGTAACCAATAATTCAATGGCGTTTGTTCAGTCCCCTTTCCAACTATTTTGTCTTGCAACTCTACAAATGTATCCACGTTATCATAGTATAACTTCTTGAATGATTTGAATACCTCTTTGTGTTGTTCATTAAAAATCATAGGTGAACTGCTAACGTACTTTTGTTTGTCAAACTCAAACCCATCAAAGAAATCTTTATACCCCACAATACTTTTATATATCCAATTCAAGTTATCCGTGTCTCTTACAGCAGTTAATTTATGGTCTGTTAATTCAAAGAAATTTGGAGCATCCCATTTAATCATATGTGTACAATCTATCTGACAAATTTGGTCATAGTCAATACCCCTACGTTCCATCTCATCAAACACAAAGATAGCTTTCTGCCAGTTTATTCTGAATCTACTTAAATCTTCTTCAATTGGTTTTTCAAAGGGAACAAACAACACATCATTTTTCTTACACCAATATTCCCAAGTCTTTCTTGAGATATCAACCCATTCCCATCCACCATACTTGTGAGCATACTTATCGTTTTTTACACCAATCCACCAAATAACATTTTTCTTCATATTGCCTCTATGATTAATTTTGATTTATTAGTAACACATTGACCATCTGGTAAACTGAACTTCCAATTATGTGTCGGACACACTATTTTACCATCTATGATTTTTCCCTTTGACATATCACCCTTAGCATGTGGACAGTATCTTTGACACTTATAATCCTTACCGTTGAATTTCAAGTCAAACATTTCCTCTTCCAATTTATCAAAGTGAAAATCTTCATACTCTTTATATGAAACAGGATCTGCTAATTTTAAAAATGCCATAAGGTGTTCATTATACATATCAGGTTTTCTTCTAGCTTTAAAACCCAAAGTTAAAAAGAACTCTTCCCAAGTCATTTTATTTTTTAAAATATGATTTAGCCATTTACCTTGAATATCAAACTCATAAAAATACTCTTCATCATTGAAATGTTTAACTGTTTTATTTACAAAATCAATTATTATTTTTTCCTCATAATTACCACTAACGTTGAGCAAAACAGAACCACCTATATTTTCACACAACCTTGGCGCTGACCTCATCAATGGATAAAAATATTTAATACATTTTCTCCATAAACTATAATCTACCTTTTCTATTTTACTCAATGCTTCTTTTATAACATGTTCTCTTCTATCTTTATATTTTTTGAGATAACCTACTTTATCGGTAAAACACTCATGCTGTAAATTATCTTTCCAATCATCACCAACCGAATCACCTGGCATCAACACCATGAATTTTTCGGAAATACTTGGGTGATTTTCTTTGAAGAAATTATATATGTCGGCTTCACTTGGAAATGTATTCTCCACTAAAAAATTTATATGATAAGTATCATTCTGTAAAAAACAAGGAGGTCCTGCAAACGGAATATAGAATTTAGGATTTAATTCATTGATAACATTTAGTATCACTTGATACTTAAATAACCTCTTATCCCTACACAAGTCATACATCTTATCGTCATCATAATCATAGACCAGAGGATACCAACTAGCACCTGAATATTGTTTTAACAAGTAGTCAACTTCATACCTTTTCTTTATCCAATCGAGGTCTTTCTGTGACGGTTTCATATCATTGAAATTAACAATTACCTCACCATTCATTTCAAAAATCATAGCACTATCTTCTTGTCCCATTGGAATTTGAATCATTGGTGTGTACTTTACATCTCCTAATTCAAAAGTAGTTCTATCATCCACCTCTATGATTTCATTTACTAAATTATCTTTTAGTAAATTGACGTATCTTTTATTGATAAAATTAGCAGTAACTATTTTTGTAGATGGATTTAACTTTTTTAAAAACTCTATATCACAGTGGTCTCCATGCTCATGTGAAATACAAACATAATCCAACCCATCAACCCAACTAAAATCAATATCAGTATTATCTGGATATTGAAACCAAGTTGATTCATAAGCACCTGTTTTGGAAAACCAAGGATCGGTAACAACGGATGTGTTATCGGTTTTCATGTATAGAATAGCATGACCTAAGTATTGTATCAATTTGACTCCTTGTAAGCATCTTGATACCAATCCAAGTAATTACTCATGCCATCTTCAAACGTTGTAAATTCAAAATTCCCAAACTCTTCTTCATACCTATCTAATGATATGGAAACTTTTTTTGGTGCCGAGGATGCAACATCATTATTTACCTCACCCTTGACAATCTCTTTGTTAAATCTATCACCGATTATTTTTGCCATATCATATATGGTAGTCTCTTCCTTGCCACCTACGTTGTAGACTTCGTGTTTTCCTTTTAGTAAAATGTTAATTAACATTACACAACAATCAGAGATATGTTGATATTTCCTAAATGCAGAACCATCATCAAATAAATTTATAGTTTCATTCTCAATACCCTTCAAGGTCAACTCACTCATCACACGAGTATCTTCCATCACGTGACCAGGTCCATAGCATAGCGAAACCCTAGCTGACTTCACATCATAACCTTTTTGTCTTAATAACCCCACGTTATATTCACCTGTGGTCTTACCTATTATATAGGGAGCTCTCTTGTGCCAAAGGTCAAGTTTTAATTCATCGGTTTCACAATGTGGTTTAGTCGTGTCGTTTAGAGCATAGACTTCAGAACTACTGATAAAAAGCATCTTTGATTTTTTTCTCTCAAACATCACACTTTGAAAAGTCTTAACCATAGAATTTACATTTAACTTATAGGTCTTTTCCGCATCCGATAAAAATTTATTTGGTTGTGCATATCCAGCACAATAAATACAAAAATCTATCTCATCAAAAAACCAAGAATCACTTGTCAAATCTCTTGAATGATACACAACATCGTTTCTATAAATAGAATTACCCAATCTATTAGGCTTATCACTCAAACTTGTCAATACCAACTTACAATTAAAATCATGCTCATCATTGAGGTACATGAAAAAATCAGAAAGAAAACCACCAATCAATCCATTAGCGCCAGTAATCATAATTGTCTTGTTTTTGAATTCATCTAAGTTAGAACCCAAGATGTTAAATATTTTTTCCATTGATTTTGTCAAGAATTTATTCATTTATATCCACGATAGTTTTTGTATTATTGATTGTTTATCCATTCCAGCATCATTTCTTAAATTACTAAAATTTCCGTAATTTGTCAAGAACTTTCTTTCCAAACCTATTCTTTTTACAGCAACATTAAATTTATCGGAAATAAAATCCCCTAACCCACCTATGGTAAAATGATTTTCAACACTATATATTTTTTGAGCATTTTCTATTAATTTTGTAATATGAAAACAAGACTCATCGGTAACATGAGATAATGTCGGAACATAAATCACCCCAATATTTGGTGATTCTAAAACATCATCTAAAATGTGACCAGTTACAAAAACCCATCTATTAGTTTTTGATTTTTTAATAACTTTCATAACTCCTGGTTCAACTTCAAAATCTTGTGAGTGTTGTTCCTTAGATAATCTAAAATATTTTGGTAATCCATTACCCCACGTTTTTTCAAATAAGGTTCTGAATTCTTTCGGGGTTGATGGTTCAAATACTTGCATATTCGGAATTAATCTCATCATAGCTATATCACCATAACAATGGTGTGTACAACCTAAATCAGAATAATCATAAGTTCCACCAACCGTTACTATTGTCACTTCCGTGTTTTGATATCCAATGTCATTCTTTATCTGTTCAAATGCTCTCTCTACTAAAAATGGAGCGATAGTATGTATGATAGGTCTCATACCCTCGATTGCCATACCACTTGCCATTCCAACCATTGATTGCTCACAGATACCAATATTATAAAATCTATCAGGCGCTACTTGTTCCGTTTCTCTTAAAAGAAAGTGACTTATATCACCGACCATCACCACAGACTTGGAATCATTCTTTACGGTTTCTAAACATAATTTAGCAAACTCTCTTCTCATCCTATCACCTCTATGAATTTTTTATATTCCTCTTCAGTTGGAGCACGATGGTGCCAAGCAAACATATCCTTCTCTATTTCTTTTATACCTTTACCCTTTAATGTATTTGCCAATACAACCTTTGGTTTATCAACAACAGACATGGAATCAATCAATTGTTCCACATCATGTCCGTCTACTAAAGCAACATCACATCCAAATGATTTGAACATTTGAGTATTTAAATTAGGTTCTAATGACCTGATTTGAGACTTGTTATAATCAATTATAACAATCAAGTTATTTAATTTATTACTAACGGCAATCAATAATGATTCCCAAATAGAGCCTTCATTCGATTCCCCATCACCTACGATACAAAATATATTACCTTTTTTATTTTGTATTTTTTTAGCCATAGCAGCACCCACAGCTATCGGAAGTCCATGTCCCAATGAACCCGTAGAGGCATATATTTGGTCTAATTTATTTCTATCAGGATGACCACCTAACTTGATGTTGTATTTACCAAAGTTCAAAACCTCATCCAAAGGAACATGACCTTGTAGATGTAACATGGCATAAAGAGCCAAACAACCGTGACCTTTACTTAAAATAATTTCATCTTCTTTTTTCTGTACTTCAGAGTATGCTTTCAGTATCTCAACCAATGATAAAGCACTCGGTATGTGACCATGTTTAGCATGATAAGCAGCCTGAACTATTATCTTTCTCATATCCTTTGTATTCATGAGTCCCTCGGTTGTAAAATTGGTTTATCGATTGGCCAGAATATATCTAAAATAGGATCATCCCATTTCAAAGTAAATTGTTCGTCAATGTCAGGATAGTCCCCATCATATGCCCACTTATACAGTATATTGGCACTTTCACTCAATATCAAATAACTAAGTCCCACACCTGGTGGTAATACTAAAATATTTCTATTATGTAAACTTAATATTTCCCAACTCCATTCTGCAAAAGTTTCAGAGTCCTCTCTGTTATCAACAATAACACAATAAACCTCACCATGAACACAGGTTATTAATTTAGTTGTTTTGTAATCACCATGTATGCCACGTAATACATTTTTTGATGAAGAACTTATCTTATCTCTAACGTAATTATTTTTAGAATCTATTGTGTTGTCATAGACCGTATAATAATAACCTCTATGGTCTTGGTAAGCATCTTGCTCAATAAATTTAACACCTTTAAAATTACAATCTCTTATTTTTCTACTTGTAAATTTTTTTTTATTCATTTATCCCACCATTAATTATATTAGAAATGTAAACTATCTCACCATCTGTTATATGTGGATTGTTTGGTACATAAAAACCATACTGATCTATTTCTGTAACATTGGGTAATTCTAATCTACCATACTCTTTTACATAAAAAGGTTGAGTTCCCATTGAACCACAGATCATTGGTCTGACTTCAACACCACCTCTTTCTAATTGTTCAACTATTTTATCTCTATTGGGATGTATTACAGGATAAGCAAAGTTAGAAGTAAAATCATTTAACTGCTTATTCGGTTTCCAATAATTATTTTTTACCAATTCTTGATAAGTTAAATAATTATATTCTCGTCTCACACCCCAACCATCAAGTTTATCAATTTGAGTTAATCCTATATAAGCCTGTAAATCTGTAGCTCTGACATTAAAACCTTGATAGTAAAAAGTATACAATGAATTAAAAGTAGATACATCCCAATCTTGCTGTAATTCAATCTGTTTTTCTGTATCCAAGTCTCTGTCCCAACCGTGAGCCCTTATTGATACCAATATATCATACAAATCCTTATCATCAGTTGAAACAAACCCACCTTCAATTGTTGAGATATGATGACCAAAAAATGTAGAAAAACTAGACATTCTTCCAAACGTACCTAATTTTCTTTTTCTGTATTTAGAACCCATTGACTCACAGGTATCCTCTAATAAGATAACATCATATTTTTCACATAAGTTTACAACCTTCTCCATCTCAGGAACCAGCCCTAAAACAGAAACAAACATTATCGCTGATGGCGATTCTTCTTTAAATATTTTTTCCAAGTGTATTAAATCAGCTGATAAATCCCTCTTATTGGAATCACATAGTATTGGTTTCAATCCCAACTGCATGACTGGTGCTAAATCAGTAGCCCAAGCCACGGATGGAACTACTACCTTATTGTTCTTTAAATATTTACCTTGTTGTAATGCCGACAACATCAAAAGATTAGCAGATGAACCCGAATTACAGAATACTGAATACTTTCTACCCAACCAATTGGAGTATTTTCCCTCTAATTCTAATGTTACAGGTCCTTTGGTTAATCTTGGATACCCCTTCAACCAATCAACTAATCTATCTATATCTTGATTGTCAATTGTATCTTTTACTAAACTTATCTTATCCATATAACTCTTCTATTTGTCTTCTGACTTTTTTAAAACTAAATTCTTCATTGACTTTATTCCAAGCATATTCGATAGCTTGAAATCTCTTCACATCATCCTTTACATATTCATCCATTAAATCCTCTAAAATATTCAAATCACATGTAGCACTATTTGGATATAAAATCTCATGAGATTCATTAACACCACCAATGTGTATAGAACCAATGGATGCCACTTGAATACATTGACCACCTGGATGAATGTTAATCGGATCTAAATTAAAGTGATATAAAGACGGAGACCATAACTCCACAAATTCTCTTTGTGATAAATAATCAAACTTTTGACCTTGTTGTAATGATTTATATCTTATCGGTAAATTATGTTTTTTACCCATACGATTAGCAAAATCATAAGTGTCACCTCTACGATGTAAAGGAGCTGGTAAGTAAGCATAAATACTATTTTCTTTCTCATCACTATAAAAATTATCAAAGAAAAACTCAGTATTGACTGGTTGGTTTGTGAAATTTATTTTACGACCTGTAATCTGTTCAATCTTGACAAACTCATCAAGGGTTTTCATCCTACCAGCAGCTTCAGCATGTATATAATCACATTCGTTTAAGAATTTAATTCTGTTTTCATATCTATTTTCTTTTACGTATACTTCTTTTAGATATCCAACTATGGTAGCGTTTTTATATTTATCCCTTAATCTCTCAACACAATATCTATCATAATGCTCATCATCTAATCCATTTCTTTCATTAGCATAAAATATAACATCAAAATCATTATCAGGTAATTCATCCCATTCTGCTAGATGTAAGAAAACACCATCACCCCACAAAAAAGTAAAATTATGTGTTGATGGATAGCATTGTGGTGAAACAGAATGATGGTACGTGTAGGGTTTTCCATCAAAGGTGTGACCTGTCGAGTCCTTTACATAATAAGAACTTATGTTTATTGCCTCATCCCAAAAAAGACCAATTTTCATTACTTTATAACCTCAGATATGTAATCCTTTATATTTAATGTAGGCGTCCAACCAAGTTCTTGATTTGCTTTTGTATAATCAGCCAAAGTAAATGGATACTCACCTTTTCTTGCTGGTATGTATTCAACCTCTGTTTGACCGAACATTTCTGATAACTCATTGATTGAAAAATTCACACCTCTACCCAACTCATAAGCTTGACCACTAATTTCATGACTACGATCAGTAACAAGTATATCACCACATCGAACTATACCATCCACAATATCATCTATGTGAGTAAAATCTCTTCTTTGTTCACCATCACCAGTAACAGTTAGTGGTTTGTTTTCACGATATTGTTTTTCAAAAATACCCACAACTGTGGCATATGCTCCATCTTCTAATTGATGTGGACCATATACATTGTAAAACCTACAAATAGAAATTGGTAAATTATACACTTTATTATATAACTCACATAACTGCTCTCCACCATATTTTGACCAAGCATAAGGACTACCCCACAATCCGTGATGAAGTGTACTTGAACCAGCAAAAACAACAGGTGTATTATTTTGTCTTGCCCACTCCAATGTATGTAGAGCACTATTGAAATTATTTCTTATGGTCTTTAGTGGATTTTTTAAAGATGGTTGTATTCTAGCCAAAGCAGCAACGTTGAATATCAAATCAAATTCATATTCTCTCCAATACGGATATGTACCGTGGTCTACATAAATACCTAACATACGTTCACTTGCTAAATCATACTCGTGATAAGTACAACCATCTTGATGATTTGTTTTAAAACCAGTAGAGTAGTTATCTACAGCATGAACTTCCTGTTTGTCTTTTAATAATCTTTTTATTAAGTTAGTACCGACAAATCCAGCACCACCCATTACCATTATCTTCATCTTTGAATCCCACTATATTTTTTATTTTGTTGTTCTTGTTTATCTATTGTTTTTGGATGTAATATACAGAATGGTTTATCCATTGGTAGAGTCGCATAGGTTTGATAACCTGTTATCATCTCATGTACTTTATATTGCCATCTGATATTTGGTCGATTACGAAATATCCTACCTTGCCAATCAGGAAAGTTTATCCAACCCTCTTCATTCATTTTCCAACCCCATTGATTAAGATGATAGCCAGGATCAATACCATCTACTGTATTTATTCTTGGTAAGTATATTAAATCAATTCCCTCGTTTGCTCCTATTATCTCGTGTACATTTTTAATCATCCAAAGACTTATCATCTCATCAGCATCAAGGTTAAAACTATAATCACCACTACCCATTGATTTTAAATGATTCTTTTGTGAAGCAAAATCACCTAATAGATTTCTTTGTTCAAATACTATATCGTGTGCTGATACATAGAAATCCAAAATATCCTTCGTCTTTTCATTATCAGAATAATCATCGAGTATAACAATCTCATCATTGGGATCTTTCCACTTCACCAAAAACTTCAACAACTTCTCTAAGGTATCGGTTTCATTATGAACCAATAAAGAATAACTAATTTTCATATTATGAATTCTGTGTTTATTTGACTAACTTGTAGTGATGTCAAACTTTTTATTTTGTAACTACGATATGCTTGTTTAAAATATTTATCAGCCAATATAACATCCGAATAAAATCTTTTGGTGGACATAGCAGACCTTTTCTTTGGATTTGATATTTGAATTCTAAAGTAATCTTCTTTTAAAAATACTAAATTTTCTTCTTCTTCTAACTTACCTTTTTTAAACTGAATTACACTAAAAAGTTTTTTGAGTTTTGTTGGATTTAAATAATTTATGTTTATGCCTTCTAAAACATTTATTTTAGGATTGTTATGTAAAAAAAGTAATATAGGTCTTGGATCTTTAACAGCTTTTTCAGAATAATTAAAAGTCAATATCATACCTGGTAACAATTTACCAACGGCTACCTTTTGACCTATTTTTACTATTTTACGATTGTTGTACCGATTTGCCAATTATTTTCTCCATTTTCTCAATCATCTTGAAAGCATCTGCAAAAGTGGGAACTATAACTTCTGTATTGGTATCATCTAAAGGTACTATTTTCCATTTAAGTATTTCATCTACAATAGGAATAACCGTGTAGTGTTCTGTAGTGAATGAAGATGGCGCCCACCACCTATCTTTTATTTTTTTACAAACATCTTGAAATTCTTCAGCATTGTAATCATCAGATTTCATTTTGTTATTAGAACCAAAACCACACCCCAAGCACTGCATGTTTTGTTCATCATCACCAAGTAATAGTAAGTTATCTCTCGTGTTTTCTTCCCCATCTTCTAACATACAACACGGACATTTAACCCTTAGAACCATATCTTCCATTAAGTTACCTTTTTCAATTTAGGTAATTTTATCGTTGCATTTTGTGGTTTTTTACCATCAACTTTTTTAAGCTTCGGTAACTTTAATGAGACGGCAGATGGTATCTGTTTTAATACATTATCTAATATTTTATTAAATTGAATTGCCATTTTATCCAATGAATATTCTCTATGATTTTTCTTACCTAATCTTTTACCTTTTTTAATAAAAAGAGAGTGTTTTTTATGAAACATTCTGACCTTACGGATAACATCAGCCTCAGTTGGATTAAACCATTTACTTGGTTTAACAATAATAGGTTTCCAAAGTTGTCCTTCGGGAACATCTTTTAAATGACCTTCTATTAACAATGAGTCGTTTTCGTTTAAAAAATCTAAATGACCACTCCACTTTGAAGCAATCACAGGTAACCCACAACAACTAGCTTCTAGTAATGGTCTACCAAAACCCTCACCATGTGTACAACTGATAAAACACTTTATCTTTGGATTGTTGTACAAATGCGACATTTGTTCTATTGTTAAATCACCGTGTATCAAATATATTGATGGTAATCTATCTGCTGAAGCAAATTGTTTTTTTATATTTTCTATATTCTTGATAGTTTCTTCTCTATCCAATATAGAGAAATCAGCACCACTTGTTTTCAATACCAATGCTGGTGGAGCAGGATGATTAGTAAATGCCTGAAGAAAACACTTTATTAATAATGGAATGTTTTTTCTATCTTCACCGTATTTACCTCTTGTCCATTGTCCAACATGTAGATAAGCAAAGTTTTCTTTTATCAACCCATCAAGCTCTTTACTGAAATCAGATGTTAAATCTTTAGGTTCTAATGGTTTATATACATCAGTATCCACACCTTCGAACAATACACTTATTGGTTTTTGAAGACTAACTTGACCAGTTTTCTGTTTTGAACCATCTGGCATGTCTTTGATTTGGTCGTAACTGCAATTTTTAAATGTATTTGCTGTAAAATTAGAGGGTACTATATTTAAGTTCATGTTATTCATACCAGCTATAAATTCAGGTGAAACCACGTTGGTTTCCACTCCAGCAGTTACACCAATGTTGAATTTACCACCATTACCAAACTCGTTAGGTATTCTGATGTCAATATAAACATCTGGTTGTTGTTTTATCTCTTGTTGATTTACAAAAGTATCCAATAACTTCTTATGTCTTGGAACTTCTGGTTTCAAATGATTTCTTGGTGTACTTCCCCATTTAACATCAATACATTTTATATCGATATCCTTTCTATCCATAATGGAATAAAATATTGACCTTGCATGGTCTCCGTAACCACTACGAGTGTTGAAAGGTGCTACCATAACTACTGATTTCTTCATATACTTACCATATCATATTTTTTTCTTGGTTTCCAATTCTCAAAAGCACCATTCATTGAACTGATAAAATTATCACCCATGGCAACTGCTGTCATTTGATTTTCTCTAAAGAACTTAGTACCTATGTTACCAAGTCTCTTTCTTTCTTTTCTACCCATATCATAAAACTCTCTAAGACATTTAGCGGCATCCTCAGGCTGACATCTATCGTCCCAAATGTATGGAGTAGGTGGTGAACCTTGTAGAGATATTGAGGTTGGGAAGACCGGTTTTACCCATTCTCCGTGGTCTTTATATCTACCTCTGTGATTTGTACCTAACTCAACATAATCTTCAGGTGTTAGCAAATTACCATCATCATCTGTAAATCCACATTGGTCTTGTAGTCCACCTGTAACATTTACAATGATTGGTGTTCCAACTGTAATTGCCTCAGCACTACCCAAACCGAATCCTTCATTAGAAGCAATATTAATGTAAACATCAGCTGAATTAAATAATAAATTCATAGACTCATCATTAAATGCACCACCCTTGTTATAAGTAAAACACACATCATACTCAGGACATAAGTGTTTGTGAACTCGTGGTAAATCAGTACCATTATTATCACAAGGTTGAGTATGAAATACCAACACACACTCATCTCTTTGTTCTGGCGTTAATTCATCCATAAAGTATTTGTACGCCAATAAGACATCACCAGGTTGTTTTCTTCTGATGTTTCTATTACTATACAATATCTTATACTTCTTGTCTGATATTCCGTAT